AATACATTTTGAAAGACCCTGCTAGAAGAACAAGGGCGATACCTAAACCAACACTTAGTTTAAACCCCATAGTTACACCAAGAAGTTAATGTTGTTTGACGCTCTAGTGCGTTGCATCTCTACTTTACCATTCTTTGCTATGTATAACGTAGTATTAAGCTGTTCTATTCTTTGTCTCCGTTCTTCACGATTCGTAGACTCCATAAGTTTTTGATAACGTATTTCGGCTGCTTGTCGCCAAGAAATGTCATTTACCGGACTTGTTGCTCCTATATCCATCACTTAAAAATCAGTATGATCCCTCCAATAAGTATAAATGCACAAAGTAACCCTATAGCGGTTACCCCCATTATTAACCATATCTGCCTAATCATCTTCTTTCTAGCAGCAGCCCTAGCTTTGATAGCTTCCATCTGTCGTTTGTGGTTAGCCTTCTGCCTTGCCTTAGCATCTTCCCATCGTTGTAACAAGGCTGGATCATGAATTACCAACATATCGTGAAGCGACTTTTCCCATTGATCTCTTCTATGTTTAATTGATTCCAATTTTAAAAGCTCCTGTGAGCTAAGGTTGTTAATAACCGAGTCTTTCTTCTCACGCTCAAAAGCATCAAGAGCGTCAGAAAACCCTTGCATGAGTTCAACTGCTTTCGCAGCCCCATCTCCGACTTCATTTAGTTTATTTATGGCGGTGGATATTGTAGACAGGATTGCCCCTGCCGCTGCCACTGATTCAATTATCATGGTAAACCTTTAAGGTTTACGAGACATATAGGCTGTAGCCCCGAAATACAAACCTATAATGGAAGCCTGACTAAGGAACAACATATCACTCAGCGAGGACAAAGTTGATAAACGAGCTTCTGGAACGAACGGTAGTAGGGGCAATAGTGAATACAAAACCATGGAAGACATAGCGACCCAAGCTATTCGACGCTGAGAGTCTTGCTTTTCTTCTCGTAAATCAAGCTCAAGCATTTGAGTGGCGCGTTCAAGCTCTTCATCACTAACGGTGCCATCGTTGTCGATGTCATATTTAGCCCACACTGAATCGTGTTGTAACTTTTTAGCCATTATCTTTTAACCGTTGTTGACGATAAAACTCGATGTACTCTTCCCATCGAGCAAACCGTTTTTCTTCGTGAATGTAAAATAAACCACTGTATACGCTCATGTTTAATCCCAAAATTTTTGGTTAGAGGAAGCCATAACGGGTTTACAATAGGCTGTTATGTTGTGTTGCTTGATGCCGCCTCTACAACGAACATCTCGGCAATTATGCTCTATCCAGTAAGCGAACTGTTGGCAACGATGTATGTCCCGAAACAACATTTGATCTGAACCCTGCGCTACATTGCCCTCTATAACCGTAATCAACATGAAAGCTAGTATTGTGCCTTTCATTCATTTGATTCGATGCTAGAGGTTAAACATTAGCAGCTTATGTAGCGACTACCTCTTTCTGCCGCACCCATTCCTCGTTTTTTACCACGAAAAATCTTGCCTTCGCTAACGTTAGGGGTTTTTTCTTCTTTAGGCGTAGGATAAGGAATACTGCCTTGCCCCTGTATAATAGCTTTAGCTACAGGTTTAGGTGGTTCCTTTATTGGTGCCCCGTGTATTTTAACTGCGCTCATTGCTTACCTCTTTGTCGTAAAATTTCTCTTTCCCGTGCCGCATCAATCTTGGCATCAGTCATGCGTTCCTGACTAGCCAACCGCTGCTGGAACTCAGAAGCTTTATTCTGCATACGCTGTTGATCCATAGCAAGCTCTGCTTGATCCTTTTGAAGATCGCCTTGGACCTGTGCTTGCTTGATCTGAAGCTCTTGTTGTTTCAAAGCGATTAACGGATCAGGTTGTTGCTGTTCGCCCTGTTGTGCGCCAGCTACCTGCATTCCCATGTCACGCAACTGCTGCGTTCCTTGTGCTTCCATCTGGGCAACCAGTGCTTGGAACTGCAAATCTTGAGACAAATCCTGTTGACCAGCGTTGGGGTTTTGCTGTGCATACATTTGCTCCGCCTGCTCCTCCGCCTGCAACCGCACATGTTCTGTCAGATGCTTGGTTAGTTTCAATTGAATCTGCGGGTTTTGCGCGGCTACACCCCCTGTCATAAACAACAGGTGAGTCATCATATGCGCTTGATGATTTTGTCCTTTGAAAGCTCGAAGTGCGCCATTCTCCAAGACATCCATGTTTTCCATGGAAGGATCTTTTGGAAGGATATCGTCTGGCGTTTCCGAAATCAGGATCTTATCAATATCCCGTACCCCCATCGCATCGTACACACGACGGTAAACTTCTGGCATGTTGTGCAGCTCGGGGGCCTGCATAGCAAGCTGGAGTTCTGTTTGAGCCAGTGTAATACGTTGGCTTTGAGAGAAAATGTTAGGATTGGATACAGGTAAAACGTCTACGCGATCATCAAAGTCCTGCGCTTTTACCTGTTGATCTGCTCCCGCAACCGAATAAGGGTATACAGGAGGCAGGCTTTCGGCCATTACCCGGGCTAAAATCTTAAATTCCACCCTCATGGCGTAATGCATACGCTTATGAACCGCACTCATTACGCGAGTTCCCTGTTCAAGCATAGCTAAAGTAGTACCGACAGCAGCCTGCTGGTTGCCATCACCCACTTTCATGTCAGTTATAGTGGCAAAACGTCTTCCAGCGTCTACAACGAAGCCTAAAAGCTGAAATAACGTGCTATCCGGCCCTTTGAAGGGTAAAGGCAGTAAACTGTCCCTGATAGCTCCTCCGGGGGCGTCTACGTCCCTGAATTCTCCGGGCTGTAGAGGGTCATCATCGTCTCTAATACGCAAACCACGGGCTTTGAAGCCCGCTGGAAGGTTAGAAAGGGTTCCAGCATCAATTAATTGCCTTAATGCAGCAGTTGCAGTCCTAGAAAGGCCACCAATGGTGTGAATTAAGCCCATTCCATAAAATCCGAAGCCCGGAAGGAACTTATAGTGGACAAAATACTGCGTTTTAGCCTTTAACGGGTCATCTTCACCGTAATTACGGCGGATAGACAGCACCTGACCGTTATCTTCACTGATTGTTACAATGTAGGGGACCTTAATTCCGGTCTCTTCATCGTTTTCGTCCTTGTCTTCGTACCCCGGAAGGTCTAAATCGACATGACATTCCAGTAAAGTGCAGTCATATTCAATGTTTGACGGCTGAATCCCGCTTAAATAGTCCTCTTCATCGGTCAAACTGTCTGAATGAGCCTGTGAAGGAAGCACCGGTATGTCCCGATAGAACCCTGCTACCTGTTGTTTTCGCAAATCATTGAGTGACATACGCACAACGTTGGTAATATTTGGGCAGGTTTCCAGATCATTGGCGTCATACGGCACAACCAAGTTTTCAGCAGGCACAAATTTGCTTACTGGACGCCCTAAAGCATCATCAAAGTACACTTTTTTGAAAGTAGAACCCGCCAAAGGTAAATAAAACAGCATTTGATCGAATTCTGGCGTGTATTCCTCCATCACATTAGTGATGTAGTAGTTCATAAAGTCCCGAACCCGTTGCGCCTGCTCTTCTTTTGCGTGGGTTTGACTTCCCATAACCGTAGTTCTAACAGGGCCGTCTGCAGGCAGTAGCTCGTTGAAAGCTTGGGCTTGGAATTGAACCGCTGCTTCAGCTAAAAGAGGGTGTGTTACCCCGGTAGCTCCGCGAAAAGGCTGTGTTCTTTCTTCGTAACTAAAACCTAAAAGCTCTAAACCCTTGGAATAAGCCTCTTCCCAGTCATGGCGAGAAGACTTATTAGCCTGATATTGTTCCATAAGGTCGTTGGCTACGCTGCCTAATTCACGATCATCCATGAATTCAGCCAAGTTAGCGTAAAAGTCGTCCTCTCTTTCCCGATTGACCATCGGGTCAAAGTCCAACGTTACGCCACCATCGTCTTCCGTAATGATCTCAATGCCTTCAGGCAAAGCTTCAGATTCTAAATTATTTACAATCGACTCAACTTCAACGGCTTCTAGGTCTTCGTCGTTTAGTCCCGTTGCACCTCGGTCTATCAACGAAACCGGGGGTCTATCACCATTTGCCATTAGCCTGTCCTCAAATTAAAGGAACCACGGGATACGCGCTCAGTCATCGTACCTCCGGGGTATTTATATACTCTTTCTGTTTCAGCCACTCTACCGGGACCCATCATGTTTTCAAACAACGCTGCAATGCCTTCAGCTTCTCCGACATTACGCACAACCGGACCACCTTCTGCCATACCGCCTCCGGGTCCTGTACCACCGCCTCCGCCAGTATCAGTGTCACTTACAGGAAACGGACCAAACATAATATCACCGGTTTCTTTATTAATCAGGTAACCGTTTCCTTGGTCATCAGTTACCTGAACGAAAGGAAGATCCCGGTCTACCATGGCTTGTATCTCGTTTTGAATATTTTTACTGGGACCCATCGTATCCATTAGATAATCCGCGTACATTGGGTCACCGGGTCCGGGTACTTCAGCAAAAGGATTAAGTCCGCCCCAGCTTCCGCCAGCGGCTGGTAATCGACCTGTGCCTGAAATACGGTCCGGGAAAAAATCACCGCCGGGTCCTAAATAAGCTCCTCCTGATCCTCCTCCCATAGATAACGAAGAATAACCAAAACCGGAACCAGTGTTATCTATAGACCCCATTCTAGGACCCCAAATTGGATGCACACCACGGCCCTCTGCGTAGCGTTCATAAGCTGCGCCTACGTTTTCTGCTTGAGTCTGTAATTGGTCCGCAATAACTTTTAATTCACTGGACCATCGACTTGGTGGAATTCCTTCTAATCGTTGGGTTAAACCGAGTTGGGTTAACTTTTTCATGTATGGATCAGTTTGGAGCTGTCTTTCCAAACCGGACATAATGTAATTTTCTTGTTGTTCGGCAGTCATGTTTGTCCAAGTACCCGCATCTACCATGCCAACAAGGGAAGCTATACGCTGGTCCAAACCGTCAATTGCATTTTCAGCTCCGGGACCCATAAAATCTTGGACAGCTTGAAGATGCTGGTTGTAGTTGTCTAAAGTTACAGGAACCGTTGCCCATGAACTATATTGACTACCGTCTGCTAAAGTTACTACTGGATCAGCAGAAGGCACCCCCCTTTGTGGAACAGTGCTTTGTTGTTGTCCAGCTTCTGGAGTTCTAAACAAGTTTAACGGGTTCATCATCTGTAAACCCGCAGTTAAACCATCCATTAACCTAGTTCTAAAATTTCTTTGGCCGTCTTCTGTTTTATCAGAAACGTCCGTTCCTTCTTGTGTGCCCAATAATCTTTGTAACCAGTTCTCGCCTTCAAGCTGACCAGTTTCTTCGTTATATTCCCTAAAGAACCTATTGGAACGCCCGTCGTCAATCTTATCCAAGATCCTATTAATCAACGTACCAAGGCCGTCCCGACGATAATATTCTCCGTTTTCATTCCGCAACAAATTACCATCTTCGTCTCTAGCGTAAGTGGCTAAAATAAACGCGGGTCTGTTTGACCAGATTCGATCTGCAACTTTAATAGGTATGTCTGACAAAGCCCGTAGCGGGTTGTTAACAAAATCAGCCAAACCTTCTCCGGCAGTCTTCCAGTTAACGGCTTCTCCTGCGGACATGGCGGGTCGTTGCATGTACGAGTTGTACGCATCCACGTCCATCGTTTCTGCAGACGTCATGCCTACTTCAGGCTTTTCATACAGCTCGGTTTCTATCTCTTCTTCGGGCGTTCCAAAACCTATGTTTGAAAAATCAACGCTAGGAAGGTCTGCGCCAGACCCTAGCTCCGGCTTAATCACGTCAATCATCTCACCTGCCGCAAGACGCTCAGCTGAATACTCCTGACCCGGGATCAATGACTCTTTAATCTCCATGCCCTGAGTCGTGGGATATCCAGTCTGATACGTGGTATCCAGATACTGGTTAACAGAAAGATCTGGAGAAACCCCGGTTATCGGTACAAAAGGCTGCTCATCCGGCGCGTCCGGCTGTTCTTGAATTGTAAATACCGGTACATCGTCTTCTGTTGGAGAGGGCACTAACACCACCGGCTCTCCCTCAGTCGTGCCTGCTAATTCTTCCGAGGCCAACGGCTCAGTGACTACTAGGGGAGCTGTGTCGGTAGTAGTTTCCGTGGTATCGGTTGTAGGATCTGTAGTGACTATTACAGGGTCCGTGGTAGTGGTTTCAGTCGTCGTGTCAGTCGTCGTGTCAGTCGTCGTGGGCCACGGAGTCAAGGTTTCTTCTGTAGTGGTAGTGGTTTCAACGGGTGGTTCTGTAATGATCACAGGGTCGGTGGTCGTATCAATTATCGGGTCTTTTTCTTCTTCTTCTTCTGTAGTGGTTTCGATTACAGGGTCAGTGGTTGTCTCCGTTGTTGTTTCAATTACCGGCTCTGTAGTTGTTTCAGTGGTTGTCGTATCAATTAAATCTTCTGCCGGGGTCGTAGACTCGAACACAGAAGTAACCGTTGGGTCTGCACCTTTAACCGTGTCTTTCGTATAACCCAGATCGTCTAGCTGAAGCAATTCCCTGTCTAATAATTTTTGCTGCGCCCGATTAAGACCCACAGGCACTGTTGTTTCTTGAGCCGTGGCGGTTGCTGTAGGAGTCACAACCTCTTCTTCGTCTTGGGTATACACTCGACCAGTAAAGTCAGGGACTCCAGTATTTATACCACCTCCCATTTGAGCAAACGTAGGCACAGTGATTTGCGTACCAATACTAGGCAGAAAAAAGTCCATTGAAGGAGGAGCCATTGTTTCACGTGAAAAAGGCTGACGGGCCAAGGGTCCTGTTTGAGGGAATCTGTTCATACTGTTTACCATACCACCATTTGCAAACTTCTGTACTTGCCCACCTTGATTAAATCCGCTTTCAGGGTCCATGGCACGTGTATGAGAAAGCGTGTCAGGATCGTACAAAGTACGGGGGTTTCCTTTAGCCAGTCTTTGCTTTGTCTTATCCAATACGACAATAACTTCTTGGGTCCGTTTATTACTAGGGTCAAAAAACTTGTCACGTAATTCTCTTTGTTCAGGAGTCGGAAAATGAAGAACTGCTCCTGCAGGGTCAATGTCGGTGTAATCTTTTAAAACAACTCCGGGAATACCTTGCTTCTTTAAATCTGTAATAAGACGGTCTGTGAATTCCCCCGTGTTTTCTTCGTAAGTAAGCAGCCCTGCTGGAATCTTATGCTTTTTAGCTTTTTGGCCCAGAACTTCAATCTCAACAGGTGAGTCAATAACTATAGAGGTTCCTTTCAAAGGATCTTCCATGTAGCTGTTTCCCCCCATATCTACCGTTACAAACTCACGAGTGTCTATTCTGGAAGGGATTATGGTCTGACCAAAAGTTTTTGCTGGAAGAGGCGCATCTCCATGAAAAAAAGCAGCATCCTCTACGGAAACAATGTCTCCTTCGCGCATAGAGGCAACGCTACCCTGCTCGTAAATGCGCTCAGTTGCGTTTCGAGTTCCATGAAAACCCATCACATTGGCTTTTCTAAACTCTTCATCACTTAACGGGTTGCCTTCAGCATCCCGCGTAATTATATGGTCTGGAAGCTCATCTCGAATTTGAACCGTTAAAGCTCTTTCTTTTGCTTCAGCTTCTCTTAATGCTTGTTCTGCAATATCTAAATCACGGTTGTAGGCTCTTACTTCGCCTTTTCTTAAACCTGCCTGATAGTCTTCTGCCATTCTTTCTTGCGCGGCACGTTCTCGATCACGGGCTGCTGCTAATTCTGTTCTCCTTAGTTCATCTCGTCGGCGTCTAAGTTCCTCTAAAAAATCATCCCCGCCATCACCCCCGCGACGAGCCATACCTGCCATACCGGGAATAAACCCTAGCCCAGCAATGCCTAAACCGACCATGTCACGGTCTTTTAACGCTTGTAATACGTCTGTAGCAGCGGTTACATCACCAAGAACAGGGATTTCGTCGGCTGTTCTAAGCAAGGTTCCAGCTCGACGGTACGCTTCTCTGTCATCTCCTAAAGCACCCGCCAAAGTCCTTTCGGCCATGTCACGGTAAGTTTCTTCTTCTGGGATGATTTGTTGAAACGGACCCGCTTCTGGTGGCACGGGGTCCGTGAAGCGTTGGTTATACGCCGCGAGTAACTCAGCAGGGCTAAGTTCTTGTTCAGCCATAGTACGCGCTTGCCGCTATGTTCATACTACCCTCGCCTTCTTCCCAGTCGTCCGTGGGAATTTGTACAAAATTACCCTGACGATAACGCATCAGGGCCTGTGTCAAGCTGTCTACCAAGTCGTCGTGGGTGCCGTTGGGAAAAGCTGCACATTCTTCAATGACATCTTCAGCCCACCGCTCCTCCGGTGCCCAGATCATACCCGCTTCAAATAGCGGAGAAATCGAATGCACTCTTGACAGTTTATCGTTTCCTCTGCTAGGCGTAAAGTTTACCACAGGTATTCCCATGTTACGCAACTCATGCGTGAGCGGCATTCCAGAGGCTTTTGCCTCAATTATGACCGTTTCGGGGTCCCAGAACTTGTACTGATCCATGGCAATTTCTTTTAGTTCAGGAAAATCCCACCGACCCTTCTGTGCATCCAGCAATATCAGGTTAGGCTGACCCCCTATTTCCATGGGATAGAACACCCCCCACGTGGTAATAGCAGAAAAGTCGGCTGTTTCGCGCTTCGAGAACGCCGTATCGTAGCTCTGGATGACATACTGCAGGTTAGGAACCTCGTCTTTCTCCCACACTTTCCACCATTCGCGTTTCAAAATAGACAGTTCTTCCGCTGTCGGGTCCTGTTGGTACTGGGCATTCCACTGGTACGCGGGCACTGATGCCTTAACCTGCTCTAATTCCTCCCTTTTCCAGAATTCAGGCCAAGTTGGCTCCCCAGACGGTAATATCGCGGGTAATTCGACCACCTCCCACTGGTCTGCCATCGGGTCCTTGGTCATTTGCCGGATCAGATTTCCCGTCATATCCTTCTCTGACCACCGGGTTTGTACCAAAACGATAGATCCCCCCGGCTGTAAACGCTGTCTGGGACCCGCTGTGTACCATTCCCACGCATTTTCAAAGCCACTGGCCGACATGGCCGTCTGCTCCGAGTGCGGATCGTCAATTACAATCAAATCACCACCACGACCCGCTAGGTTTGAGCCTACACCCACCGCGTAGTACATACCGCCAGACTTGGTGTCCCAGCGTCCGGACGCTTTACTGTCAACCGACAGCTCACAATCCTCGAAAATTTCCTGATATTCTTCGGTTTCCAGCAGATTTTTGACTTTTCGTCCGAAATTTACCGCAAGTTCCGTGGTGTGTGTCGCCTGAATGATTTTCATCGCAGGATTTCTCCCGATCATCCACGCCGGGAACAGATAACTAGCGAATTCACTCTTGGTATGACGAGGCGGCATGTTGATAATTAGCCGTTTGATCTCGCCCCGCGCAATTTGTTCCAGCTTTTCTGCGATAATATAGTGGTGCCGCCCTGCAATGAACTCGGGCCACATGCTCTTAACAAAGGGTATAAATTCATCGTGACACGTCTCTACGCGCTCTAACTGCTTCAAACGCAGTTCAAGCTTCAATTTTTGTGTTTCGAGTTCCGTGCCGATAGGGAGGCTCATAGGGGACCCTAAACTAATGCCAAATACAAAGAATCATAGTCAATCGGCGCAGATAAACTCAAAGAAGGTTCCGTTTTGTTTAGCCCAAATCGCACCAAATCAAAGATCTGGGGACCCTTAAACAAGAATACGGTGTAATCCCGGGCCGTTTTACCAAGCTTCTTAACCAGCACCCACACATTTGCCTCCGAATGCTTCACAGCAAACGCTACCTGATGCGGACTTAACTTGACCACATTGCCCTTGGATACCTTCAATTCGATTAAATGAAAATTATTTTTTTCATCGCATAACAAAATATCCGGGATTCCCGGAGTACTGGCATTCTCAATGCGAGTCAAAATAACGTCGTTACGAGCTTTCAGGAGTCCCGACTTCAACTGACTCCAAAACTGGCTTTCCGGCTTCTGGCTCAAGCACCTCACCTTCAATATTCTTAGGCTCTTCCCCTAACTGACGTTTGATGTCCAAAATGGCTTTTTCTACATCGGCCTTGGACATGGAATCTATCGATCCGTGACGGATCTCGGAGCGTGACACGTACAAATCCGCAGCTTGACCACGACGGTACTCCGCTTGGACAGCAGCAGAGTAAGCTCCGTTCTCGATTGCCGCATCACGGATTCTCTGTAAATCCCTCACGTGCCGACCATAATCAACATTATACTTTTCGGCCAGCTCCTGACGCCGCTCTCTCACGGCTTTGACGACATGGGGGTTCAAACGGGGATTTAACAGCTCATAGGCTCTGGTGTGTGCAGACTTGGCCGCGTATCCCGCTTCAGCGGCTATTTCGCGGAGGGTCATTTCTCCCTCCTTTACGCAGACAAGGTTTACGAAATCCCATTGCTTCTTCGTTAACCGCGTGTTCTCAGTCTTGCACGGGCGACCACGGGTCTCGACTACTGCATTTTCGGCCATTTCTATACAAAAAATTACCTAAATTCGAGGCAAATATAGCACATTTTTTTCAAAGTGAAACCTATATCGTTTTTTATGGGATTGTTTGCGTAAAACCTGCACCTTTACACGACCCGGCCAAACGTGCCCAACGTCCGCGATCCGGCGCGATGGGCTGCAGCTCGTGGGCGGTTTGACGCGATCCGCGGCTGGGGGTCCCAACGTCTCGAGGGATCGAAAAGAGCCCGCGGTTAAGTGGTTGAATTTGCGGGAAATCACGTATGCCAGGAGCTGGGATAAATCGCATAGCTAATTGGCCTCGCGATCTCCGTTCCAGAATGGGCGCAGCTGCGGCGGCGGTCGCCGATCCTCCGCCCGGAAAAATAAAAAAATCCCACGGTCCACGGTCCACGGTCCGCGGCTCCCGGGCCACGGTCCACGGGCCGGTAGGTTTTGGCTAGGGAGCAAGGGCCACGGGGCGGCATGTTTAACTTTGAAAAGACCAAAAAAAACCCGGGACAAAGCCCGGGCTTAATTGCGGCGGTTATTAGATCAACGCGCAAAGCGAACAGTCACCGGACCGCTAGGAAATTGTTTTTCCATTTCGTTTTCAATCTCGTTTTCAAAATACTGAATATCAAGATTGCGTCCGGTTAACTGAAAATGCCAATGGCGTTGCAATAGATCGCAGCGGTAACCGAGCTTGATCAGTTCCTGACGAGCTGATACTCGGTCGCGCTCTTCGGTCCCGTTCTCAAGCGCGGCACTAAAGATTAAAGCCTGCGTGTGGAAACTAGGCCGGTGGATCAAATCGTGATTTTCTGCGCTCATATTTCCCCCCAGCCAGCTGATCTTAACCATGCATTGTCCGCGTCGGCGATAGCCTGCCGGCGTTCGCGCTGCGACTCGCAAGCTGGGCATAAAATCATGCCGCCATCAATTGAAGTAGAACCGCACGGATATTCTACGGTCCGATAGTCCCAGCCGCTTGGAACGTCTATTTCGATTTTGTTGTCACACATAAGTGCAAACCTCACTAGTTATTAAAAAAGTATGCGATCTCTCGCATGCGGGAAGTATAGCCTTAAAGCGCAGGCAAAAAAAAGCCCGGGATTAACCGGGCTTAGTCGCTGCAGCTGCCAGATCAGGCTGCAATTTTCTCGCTGGCCGCCTTTGGTGCCTTCGCGATCACTTCCCACTGACTGCGGTTCAAGTCCAAAATAGTCGATCCGGCAAGCTGCCAGTCGTCTACCTTATCTGGCTCGGCATCATTAGCGACGGCTGTAACCGCGTTCACAATCGTGGCTCGGCTAAGGGGCTTACCAACGTATCCTTCTTGCTGAATAGTTGACATAAGACCGGCCATGATCGACTCGCTGTTTTTCTTCGGAACATTTAAAACCTTAACCACGGCATCAACTACCGCGCTAGGATTAGACAACCCGCCCTCGATTCTATCTTCGTGCGCGTTCGCCATTTTTACGAGAATCTCATCAAAAGACTCGCGGCTGGCATAACTTCCGACAATGTCTCTAATCTTTGCAGCCAGTGCCCGGTTGTCTAAATCTTTGGTTTCTTGCGTCAATAGATCCCAGTGATCGGAACCGCGCCCGCCGGTTACATGCGTATTTCGAGACGTGTTAGCGGTTTGCATTCCGTTTAAACATTCCAACGTCCAATACATTTGTGAACAGGCAACCGCGCCATGACCGACTTCGCTATTTGACAAAAAAAGCCCGTTCGCCATTAGATCCCCAACGGCTGGCTGGCCAGTTTGAACACGGGATTTTAAGCGAATAGACATTTTGCGATCAGTAACACAGCCATTTATTACCTGCCAATCCGCCTCGGTCCCGATCAGCTGCGGCAACGCTGCCTGTATTAGATCAACGTTATCGAACGTCTTAAACTTGTCAGAAACAATCGCTCGCAAGGTCGGCTGCTCACCATCTAAGTTTTCGAACGTGCGGAGCATATGGTTTTTCGGTTCATTTTGCAGGATCTCATTGATCAGCCCGTCAAAGTGCGGCGCGTATTTCTCATGATCTCGGAATCTTCTCGCGCTGCGAACGTCGAAGCTGCATTTTTCCGCCAATTGCGTAAATGCTACGTCGTTAGTTTTTAAAAACCGCGTTGGCTCGCCGCGCTCCGCCTCTAGAATTACGCTAGTTTCGCCGTCGGCGGACCTAACCTGCATTTTAGAACTCGGCGCGATGTAATCAGCCGCCCGGGCCGCCTGATCATTAACGGTTTTTAGGATCGACTCTAAAGAGCCGTTTTCGTTTTCTAGAATTTTAAAGGGTGTACCTTCTAACATTTGCTTAACCTCACTAGTTATTTTTAAAAAATTGCCTTTCGGCTCGCATATAATCGCACACTTAAGTTTTAAAAAAAAGCAAAAAAAAGCCCGGGCATGTCCCGGGCTGCTAGTGGGTTGCAGCTGCTACTTAGCGAAACGGGGCATGAAAGCATTTTCAAGCTTCCCGGTCTCGCGGTTAATGTGGTTATGTATGCCAATTAAATCGTGCATAAAGTTGGAATCATCCGCCGCCAGCCATCTATCAATGTCGAGCGGCTGCGACTTGTGCGCTGCGCTGATATCCATCATCGCTTGGAGTTTAGTTTGCCGCGAAACCCAATTCGCATAATCGCCGTCGGCCTTCTTTGAAATTTCAACGCCGCGTTTCACAGCCTCAAAACATTTTTCTAGATCTATCATTTGTAACCTCGCTAATTATTAAAAAGTATGGGATATCCCATAGGCCGAATATGACAGGTTAAGCCGCCACTTTCAAGGGGATTTGTTTAAAAAATCGATTCTCGAAAACTTCCCGGTTTGTCTGATCAACCACAAAAAACTTATTAGTTTCGCTTGGAACCAAAGCCGGTCCCTTCGCTTTCAATCCGATAATCCTCCCGGGCTGGCTAAGATTTAAAAGATCGGATCGATCACCATTAACGACCTCGCGACCTAAAAATGTTTCCGGCATCGGGCCACGAAAAACCGCAGCAATCGGAACACCCGTTTCAAAAGCTTTTAAAACTTGGTTGTGATACTTAGCCGCGCCGCTATAACTAAACATCAAATGGTAGTTAGGCGGAGTTTTTAAAAGCCGAGCTGCTCGTTTTGTATAGTCATATAGATTCAGTTCCGGGAATTCTTCGGGTATCCCGTACTTCTCCCAAGCCACGTCAGAGAGAACGTTTAACCTAACCCATGGAGTCAAGCCAAGCTTTGCACAAAGTTTTAAAAAGTTATGCAGCTCTCGGCGCAGCTGCTCCAGAAAACCGGCCTCGTCAGTTTTAAAAAATTCAGTTTTTCTGGCCCGGGCTTTGTTCACGGAATCGTAAACCGCAGCCAAACCAGAATACAAAAGACAATCGTCTATGCATTGGGCTGCTTTGCTCCCGGGGCACAGTTCGTTATCAGGATGCAAGCTAAGCTGCGCTAATCGAATGCCATTAGTCAGGGCTTGCGTTTTGGCGATCTTAGTATTGCCGCCGGTAGTATCCAATAATTTCATTTGTAAACCTCGCTAGATAGTTAAAGCCAGAGTATGGGATATCGCATAATCAATCAAGCTTTTTATTTTTTTCTTTCCAGCTGTCGTCGTTTAAATCTTTGTAATACTCGCGCTGTCTTTCCAAGTAACGCTCATAAACATTATCAGGCTTTCGGCCACGGAATCGATCGACCACTTTTTCTAAAAAATAAAACACAAAATTCCCCTTAGTTTATATGAGACGTCGCATACCCTACTAATAGCCAAACCAAAGCGCAATAAAAAATCACCTATATAAGGAACTTTTCCAGCAAATCAAAAAATATTTTTTTCGCTTTGCCTCAAAAACTCTAACTTCTAACGTGAATTAACGGTCACGTTTTGGTGTCCCGGCATTCTTGAAGACGGGATCTTGACGGGATCTCTGAAACCCGCGTTTTTACTGGGGAATCCCGTCGATCCCCCCAATCCCCCCATTTTTCAAAAAAAAAAAAATAAAAATACTATGCTGGAGAAAACTCTATATATAGACGTTTTAATAAAAAAGGGGCCGAAGCCCCTTTATTGCTTTTAAACCGGAGCAACCTCATTTTTTTCTCGCTCTTCCTCGGTCATGTTTTGCCACTCTTCATGTTCTAGCCAACCATAAATTTCGGCGTCCAAATCACCTTGGCCCAGTGAGCAAATTCTCCAGCTAACGAAATCACGCCAAGAAGCGTAGCCGTTTTCTTCCGCCATTTTTTTTAAAACTTGAACCTCGTGTTTGCGAAACTCTATGGTTTCTTGAATTCTTACTTTCATTTATCACCTCGCTAGTTTTTTAAAAAGGGGCCGAAGCCCCTTTGGTTAGTTGTGGTCCACGGTCCATTGTCCACGCTTGCGAACAACGGGCCGGTACATCAGCTGGTCAACTGGTACTTTGAAGTTGTCCCCAGTCGCAGCCACGGTCAAGTGTGCCCACTTCCTACCGACAGATCTGAGAATCGCAAGGCGGTAGCCGTTGCGATAGATCTCTACCAGTTTGTAGCCCTTTTTATCGAGCCACGCTTGGGTCAGGTTGCTTGGGATTTTCATGGGCAATCCTCCAAGACCGTTTTTGCGATCCTGAATTCCAAAGCCGCGTGTTCCGCGCAGTGCCAAGCTTTGCCCCTGCGGTATCGAGATTGATTCTTAACCTGAATCAAGTGAGACAGGTCATGAATGAACTCGCCCCAGTCTTTGTGGACATTGACAAGCAAGGTTTTTACCTTGCCTTTTTTGTTGTCGGTCCAAGTATGGGTCGAACCTGAGATCGCTTCGATTCTGTCAACGTAGAAACTGAGCGGCATTTTAGAAAATTTTCTAAAACAAAGTCGCGCCAGTTTCCGGGCTTGAGCCAAATCGATCTTTGGTTCTTTGCTTGGGCAGTCTCGAAACCGGATTGGTATCGATCTTTCCATAAGAAATACGTTTGTCTTTTCATAAAGACACCAAGCTTCATCACTTACTTTCATTTTTAAACCTCGCTAGTTTTGAAAGAACCGGGAGCCGTGGCCCCCGGTGGAATGTAGAATCACATTCCAAGTTAAAAAAACATGCTGAAATCATCAGTCTTTTTTAGCTTTCCATTTACTCCGACATAAGTCGGGATAAATTGACCAGACTCAATGTCTTTTTGAGTTCTGGCTACTGCATACTCCACTCCCTCTTCGGGTTTGAAGTCTTTCAGCTTCCGAACCTTACGCCATAGGTAAGGCGGATTTTTTTCTGCTATGTAATACATAACAAACTCCTCGCTAGTTTTAATTGTAGCCGCTGCTGCCAGAACCCCGGCTGCTGCAGCCTGTCTAAAGAACAATCGAGATGGTCAAACTCGACGAAGGTTTTATGACCATATAAGATTATAACAGAAAAGCTTATAGATTTATACCTTGAATTTTTAAAAAGTCGGTCTCAACTATACCGTGTTTTCATAAGCTTATAACTAAAAGTTATAAAAGCCCCTTTTTAAGAATTTTTAGACAAAACGCTTGACAGTTGTATAAGACATCCCATATCTTCCCAAACCTACCAACAGCGAGGTGAAAGATGGAAAAACCAGAAGTCAATTTAAACCAAAGCCCCGTGGACAGGATGACGATGCTCCTGAACATGGGATTCTCCCGGGACGATGTGTTTTGGGACATGATGGAGCATTGCGGGACGTCTTTTGAGTCAGACAAAAAGAAGCAGGCGTTAGCCGATTGGATTGCCCAGCTGGATCGGCACAATGTTTTTGCCACAGGCACTATCCCGGAGCCGCCTAAATGAAAGTAGTCATCGAGTTTAGGCGAAACGTGGATGAATGCACGGAAATGGAAATCGACGTTACCGAACAAGAGGTGGACGATTATTTTAAAGAAGCGGGGGACGACTGGGTTTTACGCCAGCCCCTGCAGCAGCGGCTGGATGTGTTCGCTAGGGATAACCAAGAAGCCCTGATCAAAGCCAACCCGATTAACCGGGACCAAATCACCGTTGAATTTGAAAAACGCTGGCACGTGGAGCGTGTCACAAGGAGCGAGGAAGAATGAGCGAGAATCAAGACCCCCGAGATCTAACCCCGGAACAACAGAAACTGTTTGAGCAGGCTATGGCCGACGCTGACATGGGCACCAAGATTGCTGATATGATCTTTGGAAAGGTCCCGGAGAAAAAAGAATGAAGGAAGTTCGTATCGAGCTGGTGTTAGACGCCGACGACTTGGAAGAAATTTTTAAAACTTTGCAGGAGATTCGTAATCTCTTGTCTGACATAAAAGAAAATCTAGGGAAAAACAATGAAGTGGCATAAGAAAACCGACGAGCAGTACGACACCTACATGACGGTCATGGCGGGGGGCGACAACGAGAATGAGGCTCACTTGACCGAGGACGAGTGGTGTACGGTCATGATGGCGTTACGGGATGTGATTGATCTGGTAACCGGGGAAATTGACTCGGACTATATTGAGGATTGTTACGAGGATTCAATTCAGGGACTGAAAGACCTCCGCGCAAAGATACTGGCGGTAGAGGTGTTTGATCCCTCTCCGATTTACGTTTCGGAACTGGATTTTCACCGGTTAAAGGCCGGGAAGGAATCGGTCATTGACTTTGTGGAACGTCAGCAAACAATCCGGGATTTAGAGAAACTCGTCAAGCGAGAACACAAGCTTAACGAGGAAAACAAAAAGTAATGCCTAATTACAAGCTGCAGATTTACATTGAGTTCGAGGCGGACGACGAGGAGAAGGCCATGGACACTGTGGTGTCGATCCTGACCCAGCCGCCGCACGAGTTTAAGGAATTCAAGGAGTTTGACATTCAGCTGACTGACATTACCGGGATTGAACTGGAAGAAGAAGTTTTTAAAAGTCAGCTACTTTTGATGGAGCAGCAGTAATGGAAAGAGGTGTGTTTAACGTTCACGTCATCTACAAGATCGACGGGGACACTAAAGCGGTGGATATCCGGGATTTGGTTTTATCCGATATTCAAAAACACGTGCCGGTTGGCGCGGAAATTGTCTCGGTAGTGGCGAAGCGTCAGCCGAAACATCAACTAGGGGAATAGCATGGTTTTAAAGAGCGAGATGGAAAAGCAGAACGAAGAGTTGTCCAAGAAAGTTAGGCGGCTCGAAAACAAAGTTAACAAGCTGAAGTTAAAAATAAAAGAAGCAGATGCTGACGCAGCTAAAATCGAGGAGTTTCGGATTGACGCGCATCGACGTTTGTACAAAGAAACGGAGGATCTTAGAAATAAGCTTTTTGAGCGGGAGCAGCAGCTCGACGCGCAAGAAACGAAAGGACCGGTCTTTCAGGTTTGTGATCCTTCGCTGCAATATGCTCATAAGCGCAGGGATATGGGGGTGGACATTTATATTGAGCGACACAGTGGCGAAGAGAAATTTTTGCTAACCCGGATTCCGATCTCTTTCGATTACGACGTCTATGAATCGATGTCGTTTGAGGAGCGGGCAGCAATCCTGAACCCCTTGGTTTGTGGTCTAAGAGAGGCTTACAGAAGATCCGACGAGCCAATCGTTCACATCGAAGCGTCGATTAACGAAATGCACTGGACGGAAGAGTAAACATGAGTGATTTTTCTAAATTTTGGATGGACCCGGAAGATCCCCGGCACAAGAAGCTTTACGACAAGATCACGGATATTAGGAAGTGGGCCGTGGACGAGGGCTGTACGGACGAGGAGACATTGCGGTTTTTAATTTTTTTCTCGGCGTACACACTCTTTGCTCACACTGAAGATCCGAAGATGTTGATGACGTCGCTGGATGAATCGTTGTATGTGGCTATGCTGTCGTCGGCCCCGTTCAATGAGAATGTGGAACTGGAAGATTTGGAAGAATTCAAACATTTATTAATTAATCCTTTTTTAGAAGATGAATCGACAATCCATTAAAAGTTTGTTATGTTTTGGGGCAGCTGATAACAGTCCCCTAGCTGTTCATCTCAGTTCCCAACCTGTAATGGGAACCCTTCCTACCGCGCTTTGTCTCACGACTGGCGCGGTTTTTTTGCAGTACATGTATGCGAATATAAAGGAGATTAGCTATGTCAGATGATGAAAAAAATATAATGAAAATTGATTACGGATCTTTGTTGAACAACCGCACCAGAAATCAGCTTGTAGAAAGAGCTAAAGGCAGTCTTTCTAACTGGCGAACCGAAACGGTGCCCAGCAAAATATCCGAAGACCTTAAACATGATTCCATGTTGGATCACGTAGTTCACGCCATGCAAGCTCCAAAGATGCGTATGACGTCTAACTTTTCTGATGTTTTTAACCTTGAGATGGTCTTTGATGACCGTGTTTCTAACAGACCTTCGGGGACGTTGTTTCCTCTTTGGACTTCCGCTGGGAAGAAAGCTTTGAAGAAGAACGCTTCTGCCATGAGCCGTTGGGCGCGGGGCACAAACCGTTTTAACGTGACGCCGAAGCTTGCTAAGACTGCTTTTGATTTGACGTTTTCTATGCAAGGCCAGCAGCGCAATCAAAGCAACGCATTTTTTAACGCTCGTCCGCCTTTTGATGACATGTGGATTGAGATGGATGTGAGTGAGCTGGAACTTTTTAGCCATCAAAGCAATCCGCTTCTTAAAAATGTGACGCACATTGGAGCTAGGATTGATGTGTCTTCAGCGGACATGCAAGGCGGACACTATGCCCGGGGAGAAGACGGAAGCCATCAAACTTATGTTAAAGCTGGCACCGGTTTTACTACGTTGTTTACCCCGGGAAACATACAAACTAACACGATGGTTTTGTTTTTTAGGACGGCGGATAAAATTGCGGTAAGCCGTAACACATTAGTTTTTTCTCAGACTCAACCAATATGGGCAGAGGACGTTTTTGAGCAAATTGAAGTTATGGAGAAGTCCCGGGTTGAGTTGGATTTTTCCGCTGCCTCTAGTTTTTTAACCCAGACCATTGGCGACAATGAATTACTCCATGCGACTAACGACGCTATACAGATCGTGAAATCCATGGGGCAAGAGGAGCGGCAAAGAAGGCGTTACTCTGCGAACATTTTGGGCGACTTTAATATGCACTTTTGGGACGACGCAATTCAAGAACACTCTGGCTGGGCTAACCGGCTTCAAACGCTTGTTGAAAACCAGTTGTTTCAGGTTTTTTTAAACGTAATGAATTTATTTAATTTTGAGTGGATCACTCAGGATCAACAGATTGTTACCGGCGTCAAGGGCCGCAAGTTCCGCGATAAAACCCCGCCAAAGGTTGACTCGTATTGCGTGGTGGATGTGGACTTACCCAAGTTTAAGGGCGTTAAGTTTGCTCAGAAGGCCGTGGCGCGTCAGGAACGCATGGGAATGCGTCAGCACCGGGTTGTTCGACATAAACGAACGTACCACACCAAAAACGGCCCGATAACCCGTTGGGTTGGACCTATGCTTCGTGGCGATCCTAAGCTAGGATTTGTGGACAAGGAGTACAATCTCAACAAGTCAAAGGAGAGACTGTAATGTTTAATCAAACAGAATGGAGAATGATTTCTCAGCTATTGGCGGTGAGGAATATTTTAGAAAAACCTAATTTAAATGCGTGGGCCAGAACGTACTGGACCGGGGTTTACGTTAAATTAATGGAAGAAGAATAAGGGGACTACGGTCCCTTTTTCTTGTCCTGTCGATAAACAAAGTAATTGGTTTTAGCAAAGAAACGTTTAGATAGTTCCAGTTTTTTAGAATTAGAGACGGTTATGTCTACTTCTTCGATCTTCCCGCCTTTTTTTAAAAACTCAGCGACTTGATCTTCTAGCTCTTTGCTTTCTTCTTGTTTCGTTTTTTTCATGGTTACCTCAATTAAAGGTCCGTTTTCGACCACAAGTGGACCGGTCTTGCTCCGAAGGATGAGCTATCCTTTGGTCTAAAGAGGTAAAGCCCGTTTTCGACCCGCAGAGGGCTAAGCTACGCATGAAGGGGTTATTACTCCCCTTGGCCTAAAAAGACAAAGCCTCGGTTAGTAGGTGGCTAACCGAGGCTCTTTCGGCGTTAAACTAGCGAGGTTTCTGCCGATTAGGGGGGAGTTCAGTTTTAGAGAGTTGAACCCCCACATTCTTTCAAGGTTAGGCAACTCCGTCAAGTTTCCTAGCCTCTTGCTTTCTATCTTCTTTCCATTGCTCAAAAATCAGCCGAAGCTGCCCGGAGATAGTCCTCCCTTCCAAGTGAGCAATCTCGCGTACTTGCCGATACACTTCAATCGGCACCAAAATGCTTTTCCATCTTGTTGTATCCATATGCGCTATTATAAGTGGATCTCATACTTTTTAGCAAGAAAAACAACAACTATTTTACTTCTTCTGCCTCGCCCCACGATGGCCCAAGATCGATGTCACATTTATTGGGAACCCTTAAAGTAATGGCGTTTTCCATAAGCTCTTTAATTTTTACCGCGTGGTTCCGGTCTTGTACGCTACAACCTAATTCATCGTGTACCTGCACCAGCGGGGTTTCCCCGGACTCGTACATATCGACCATAGCCTGCTTGGTCATGTCAGCCGCTGACGCTTGGATCAAACGGTTCAAGGCTTTGTAGGTGTAGGCGCGTTTTAAAGAGGCGGTGGACCCGTACTGGGCCTCTGCTTCCTGTCTGGGCAACGCTTTGCGTAACTCAAACCCTCTTGGCTCCCAAAGCTCAAAACGGCATTTACGGCCTTTCAGGGAGCGCACAGCACCATCCCCGGAAGAGCTTTCAACTTTTAAACTTACGCCGTTCATCAGTTCTTTTACAAAGGGAACCCGGGAGTGGTATTGCTTGGTCAGCTCCTTCGCTTCCTCTGGCTCGATGTCGAGCTGTGCAGCAAGCTTGTTGACGCCCATCCCGTACATCATGCCTAAATTTATTACCTTGGCCTGCTTGCGTGGAATGTTAGCCATCTCTGAGACCATCGTATGAAAGTCCATGTCAGGGTCATTGCGATAGCCATCCAGAAACTCATCGACGCCCCGTAGCGACGTGCGCTTCCACTCGCCAAAGACGCTTGCGTAATGAACCAAGATCCGTGGTTCTTGCTGACTGAAATCTATTGCGGCCCACTGCTCACCTTCCTCCGGTAGAAACAACGAGCGGATCATTGGACCCAGCTCTGGATCTCTAGCCGGGATCTGTTGAAGGTTGGGGTTGTTCATACTGATCCTACCGCTAACGGTGCCCCCGTCATCAGAACGGATCTGATTCACGTGCCCATGGATACGACCATCCGGTCCTACGTGCTTCATAATTGAAGTAATAAAAGTCCCTTGGACTTTGTTCAGCTCCCGCGCCTTGACGACTAGCTGGGGGAACTCATGCGGATGCTCGGAAAGAAAGGACTTGGTAAAGGACGGCGCACCTTTGTCTGTCTTGGGGTACTGCAGTCCCAGCGTATCAAATGCTTTAGCCAGTGATGCCGCTGCCCAGATCTCAACATTAAACCCAGCAAGACTTTTCACCCTTTTCAGGGTGTCCTTTTCCCGTTTGAGTAATTCCTGTTTGGTCCGCTCAGCGCGGTCCATGTCCACGCGGATACCGCGCCACGTCATGTCGATCAGGCATGGGGTCAACCGAGTCTCCAGATCAAAGACGGTGGAAAGATCCTCCGCTGCCAGCCGAACTTTAAAAAATTTGTACAGGTCCAGTGCCAGCTTGGCGTCTTGTTCCGCATACGATCCAACAAACTGGGCGGGCAACTTCCAAAGTTCAGCCTTCGGATCAACCCCGAAATCTATCGCAGCCTCCGTGAGGGTCCGTTCAGACTTTGCTTCGCCCAGATAATCGAAAGCCAGTGCATTCAGAGAAAAACTAAATCGGTTCTCGTCCAACAGTGAACCCATGATCATGGTGTCTACGATTGGCCCGTTCATCGTGATGCCCATCTGACGTAGCCAACCCGCGTCGTACTGAGCGTTGTGCATAATCTTCGGGCAATCGGTTACGAGCTGCTTTCTCAACCAGTTTGTGACAATGCGCTTATCCAGATTTCCGCCGCCCAGATGAGCAATTGGTAAGTATCCAAACCAGCCCTCGACTGCGACAGCTATGCCGACAACCTCACCGTTCCCGGTGGGCCAGCCCGGGCCTTGGGTTTTAAGATCCGGGTCTCGTGTCTCAAGGTCTATCGCAATTTCTTTAGCGTCAGTCAGGTCAGGAAGAGGGTCAGGTGGAACCCACTCCGAAGGAGGGGTAAACAAAGGGAACTGTAATCTACTTATCGTGTTCATTCTCATACTCCATTAAGATTTCGACGTAGTGCCGGACTTTCTTTAAGTCCTCGATTCCCCCTTTCTCACGCCAGCGCGTGATGTATTTAACGATGTTGCCTTCAATGAAAGGCAGCTCGTTTGCCAGAATGTATTCAATGGGTTGAATTTTCTGATTCTT